CCACGCTTCAATTTCATAAAGCCTTTCATTAATCATTATATATTTTTCATCAACATGTCTATATCCTTTAAAATAAAATTTACTTTTATAATCAGCCGTAGGTAAATAATCTCTTATCGTATTATTATCATATTCAGAAGTATCTGTCATATATAAAAATTCTTGCCATGTCAATGGATAATCTTCACTACCATTTAAATATGGAAAACCACATCGTGATTGTAATTTCATATACCCAAACCCAGTCCCAGTTGGAGCAGAAGCTCGAACAAAATGATTTTCACTTGGAAAATTATTACCATCACCAAAAATAAAAGAATACTCTTCCCATGTGTCAAAAAATTTAATAAAAACTCTCATTATGTTTGTAAAAGGACCGACATTTGTTTGTACACGTATCGAAACCGTTCTTAAAGAATTAGCACATTCTAAATTCTTTAACAATCCCCATTTTTTTAAATTATATTTCACAGGATAAACAATAGGATTATTACCAAAAGGGTCTAACATAAAATTTATTCTATCATTATTGTAATCCCACATAACATTAAGTATGTTTGTTGTCCCATCACCAGAAACCAAAGACATTGATGGGATAGGGTCTCTTGACGTTCTAACAAAACTCCATTCATAATCAAATGCATATGAAGCAGAAGTATCAATTACATTTGCTTCACCACCTGTTGCACATTTATCTCCCCACATATCAGTAACAGAAAATGCCGACTTAAAAGCTGTTCCCCATCCAGTATCTAAACCCCCACTCTCAAAAGTGTCATAAATACCTGTCCGTTTATAAATCCATTTATCACTGTAATCATACTCTTCATCCAAATCAACATAATATTCATCTATTGGTTTTTCATATATAATTATAGGAACTGCACTAACATACACTTCACTATTTACACTTTGTGCTCCAAAATTTATGTGATAATATCCCGGTTTAATATATCTAAAATTTGAATAATCGGAATACCCAGACATTGAAAATAGCCCACCATCGGGATATGTTTTTTGTTTCCAAAAAATATTATAAAAAGAATCAGTTACCGGATATTGACAAAAATCAACTCCCCAAGATTTAAAAGTTTGTCCACCTCTATTAGATGTGTTTATCACTTGTAAATCTATCAAATCAAAAGCATAAGCAGATAATACACCATTAGCGTTAACCGCTGATGTTAAATAATCTCCATAACAATCATTAACAGTTCTATTCGCTATCATATTAAATGATGGGACAAACACAATAAACGCTGGCTCTTTACCAATAACAGTATACCAGCCATTATGAGAATGAATTATAACACTTACTATTCTGTCACCATAGGTATCGTATTCATGCACTATATCAAATGCCGATGTTGCAGATACGTTTAAAGTCTCTTCATTTTCAACACTATAACTGTTTTCTTCAAATGTCCATTCATAGTAGCTCGGTTTATATAAATCATCATACCCACTTGTATTATATGCTGAAATCGTATAATCATTTTCAGCACTTGTGATAGTAATAAATGCTTCACCCATTGTTGGGAATGATAATGGTCCAATCCCATCTCTATATTTTGTAAATTGATACGGTCTAACAGAATAATTATTAAGCGTTGTACCCTCACGTGTATCTGTTAATCCAGAAAGAGAAATATCAATCCACCCATCATTCAAATAATTAAAATCAGCAGACTGTGACATGTTTACAAATGTTTCATCACAAGCACTGCTTCCAGCCCACCCAAGTTGGACATTATTTTCAATATTAAAATCAGAAATTTGAAATAAATTAAAAACGTTGCTGGTATCCCCACCCCTCACAAATCCACTCAATAACGAAGAGAAAGCACAATTTCTAACAACAGATGTTATCGAATCATCTTCTTTTAATTTATTTGCTGGGAAGCCATAAAAATAATCAATTCTATTAAAAATACTATTAACAAAATTAACATTATTACCACTCGTATATGTATTATTAATAAGAACCGAGCCACCAGAATCTTTATTATTAAGTAAAGAATTAACTACATCAACATGATGATAATTATTAAAACTAAATGAATGAATTCCATTATCAATATCCATAGAAGCTGATGTGTATATTTTTGTATTAATAAGTCCTATTCTATTAAACTCATCATCAATATCTTCATATAAAAAATTATCATCATTAGTACCAAAAGAAATAATTTTATTCTCATCAACCAATTCAATCTCACCATTTAAAATTTCAAGAATATCATTATTTGATACAATTTTTACATTGCCATTAGATGCACTTAAACTTGCACCACTTACAATGATAGCCCAAGGTTCTTGAGTATCTTGTGAGTCATCTTCCCAATTTTTAATAACAATATTTCTTTTTGTATGTGGCGTTTCAAATAAAGTATCAACACCAAGCATACCAACATCACTTGACAATTCGATATCAAGAATAGCACTACCTTTTATATGAAAAGTTTGACTCTTTCCGTGGTCATAATACAAGTAATCCCTAAATTGGTATATATTTAAAGGATTTGTTCGTGTTCCAGCTTTCGTATATTCATTACACTCAATGATATTACGTGGGTCAACCAGACCATACGAAACTCTAACATTACCTATATCGACATAAATATCACTGAACTCTTCCATTTATTTCCCTCTTTTATTTTTTATAAACATAGTTTAATGGTGTTAAATTAACTTTAATAATCTCTGAACCAAGAGAATACCCACCTCTAACAAAATTATCCTCATTATCATATTCAGCATGAACATTTCCATAACTGTCAAGCAAATTTGATTTAATTGTGTATGATAAATCTTTATGTATTCTTGTCACAACTCTAATAAAATCAGAATTTTGTGTAACAGGAAAAAATTTATTAAATGATTTAAAATTAGCATTTGGACTCAAATATCCCAAAAATCTTCTATAATTTGTTATAGTATTATTATTAGAATCAAGATATGTTGGATTATTTATATCACCCAAATCATCTGGTGGAACTTGTATCTCAGCAAGAAGTATCAATTCGTCAAATAATTTTTTAAGAAAATCATTCAAAAATGTTCTCTCATTTATATAATTTAAAATATCATAATATTTCTTTTCTAATTCAACACGCCAAGTATCAGAAATAAAAAAATTTCTCACTTCATCAACTGTTGGATATGTACCTGTCCCCAACAAATAATTAATCAAAAAACTGAAAAATATAAATTTCAATTCATCACCGTACAAATCAAGAGTTGGGTCATCCCACGCTTTATAATATTTGTTTTCAGTATTATTCACACCTTCAGTGATATCTTCAGGAACCAGTTTCAAATCGGCATTTACAATACCCGGATGGGTTTCAAACTGATTTATTATTTTTGAAATATAAATCGGTGAATTAAAATCAGCATTCAAATCTAACCATAAATACATTTTGTTATTCAATTCAGTTCGCAATGCTTCTTTATCGTACAACGGTTTTACATAAACAGTCCCCTCAAGATTAAAATTATGAATCAATGGAGATGTGTAAATATTTTTAACATTCAACTGTGCTCTTGTATTCAGTTCATCAATCACTTCAATAATCTTTCCACTGATTTCACCATCTTCAATAACAGCAATAGATTCAATCAATTTATTTACAACCGCCAAATCTTCTGCCAATGAACCATAAAATTCATAAATATAACAAGGAGAATCTGTTTCAAATTCAAATTCATAATTACTACCGCTTGTTATCCAATTGACGACATCACCACTACCATTAGTAAATGCTGGTTGATTATAGTTTTGATTATCAAACACATTAGCTCGTTTATCTAAAAATGCTTCGACTTCTGTATTTATTTTATCAGTAACATCAGCCATTGTAGGATTTGTCAATGTTGAAAAATCAATAATGACTTGTCCTTCAGCTAAAATATTACTTGCATATTCATCAGTATCAGTTTTATATTTAAAATTCAATACTCCATTATCACCATACTCTTCGACAAAATAAATTGCTGCAGTCCTAATCGGGTCTCCAATTATTTTATAATAATAATAAAGAATTTCATATTTCTTTAATTGGTATGCTAATGCTTGACGAGTATATACGTTAAAATATCCCTGTATCTGCATAGAATATGGGTCATAATCTAAATCAAGAACAGCAGTATCCAATAAATTATTTGGTGTCTTTACAGAATAAATATCTCCATCCAAATTATAAAGACTCCCAACAACAGAAAATAAAGCAACATTAAACATTTTAATATCAGCAAAAACTCCTGCAAGGTCTCGTTCCTCTTGTTCACCCCAAGCTATCGCATTTCTAACGACAATAGGTGTTTTCAAAGTCTTTAAAAAATTTATATAATCTGACTTGGAAACCAATCTATCAAGAGAATAATATATTTTTGGTGCTGAGAATTTAATAGAGTCATTATCTTCAATATCAGAACCGCCTGTGATATTCGAATATAATTTAAATTTTACTTTATCTGTAATCTCAACTCCAGTGTTTGTAAATACTTTACCAGAAAAGTTTACTTTATTATCAACAACACCAATTCTATTTCCATCTTTACCTTTTGTTGCAAGATATTGAACATACACATTATCTTCTCTTGTAAGTGGTCCCTTTGCAGCAAAACCCCCATCGCCAAAAATTACTTCTATTGCTTCGTCCGGTGTTGTTCTAATGAAACAAACTTTACTCGCTGTTGACAAATCATTACTATTTAATGATTCCCAATTTATCAATGAACGTCTATCAATTTGATATTTTGTATTTTCATCTTTTACATTTCCGACATATACTTGAGTAACGTCATTAAAAAAGAAATCTTTATCACCATAAACATTTGAAAATTCTTTATCTTCAACTTTATAAATCTGAAAATTACTACCAACTTGAGTATTTGTATTACCAACAATAACACGTTCCCTGATATCACCCTGTGTGATAATAATATCGTTATCAAATGAATCCTTTACCAATTCCAATTCAAAATCACCAGCGTCCACAATCATATCCTGAACAGTCGCAGATGTAACATTGTATGTATATGTATCGACCAATACAAAATCATCACCATCATGACTAAACTTTGTATAATAAGGAATTTGAATCTTATTATCAGCACCCGGTGTTGTATCAAATACCCCTGTGAAATCACCACCCAAAATAATTTTCAATTTAGCTTTAGCCGGATTTGGTCGAGTAACAACATACCCCAATTGTCTTGCTAACAATATAATTGATGATTTTAATTGTGCTGTATCAAAATAACATTCCTCAGCACGTCTCTGGATATAATAATTAACTAAATCTGTACAACCAGTGAATACTTCAATAATAGTTTGAAATATTGCAGACTCACGAGGATTATCAAACCTTGAGTCAGTATTTAACTTATCATAAACCTGTTCATTGATTTTATCATAAGTTAACTCAGTATATTTTAAAAAATTTTCAGCCATGTCAATAATTCCTTATTGTGTTATCTTTCTTTGAAATGCAGCTTTTAATTCTCGTTCACGTATTATATACGGTATATAAATTAAAGCACTGTTACCATCAGGGTTAATAGTTAATCTAACTTCACTCTCAATAATAGTAATTCTACTTTCCCATCTTTGAATAGCACCGACAGTATCATCAATCAATCTTTCAAGAAATTCTCTATCCATTGTATCAAAAATTCTTAATTGGAAATCAGAACCAAATGCAGGGTTAAATAATCTTTCCCCGGGTAATGTGGATAAAATCATTTCAATGCTTTGATTGATAACTTCAACATTTTTAATTTCACCAACAGTTTGCATTTGTATATCTAAATCAAACGCCCAATCATCAGAATACTTTTTTATTTTCTCGAAATTCATAACAACACCCTTTATATTATTTATCTTTTTTCTTACTTCACATCACAAGCTATTGGTGTAGCATTTATAGTACCGCCAGATACTTTTGTGATAACAGTTTGTATAGGAACACTTACTTCTAAATTATTCTCAATATGCTTAATTATTTCAGGTACCGATACCCTTATAATTTGTTCGACCATTATCTCAACAATAGCTTCCACCCCTGTATATTTTTCATTTGTCTTATTCGATTTATCGAACTCCATCATTTGCCCTTGAATAGTTGGCTCAAATGGTTTTGTTTTACCAGCAGGTTTTCCACTTGCGTCAACCATCCCCGGCATTTCTAAAAGAACTTTAGACAACCTATCAATAATTTCTTTTTGTAAATTTTTACCTTCATCTAAAATTTCTTCAACTATTTTATCAGCATTTAATGCCATAATTCCTCCTAAACTGTCATCTGTCCTGTTTGTGGGGCACCAGTTATAACACATGCTGGTAATGCACAAAATGGTCCTGTTCCAGAAGGAACAACTACTTTACCATTACTTTTTGTCATAACACCGTGATTTAAATCAAGAATAGTCTTAGCAGCAATCTTAATACCAGCGATGTTCATCGTTATTGTATTACCAATCGAATCAGTTATTTCAACTTTAGAAGCGTCCATTGTAATCTTTGCACCAATGTTATGCTCAAAAACCATTTTTTGTTTATCAATTTCAATTTTACTGCCAATATTATGTTCAATCAAAAATTTTTGTAAATCCATAAAAACTTTTGTACCTGAACTATGTGTCAATGTTGTTTCTTTTTTCTTTCTATCAATCTCATACATGTCACCATTATCAGATTCATAAAAAATCATATTATCTGGATAATTCTTATTCTTATTCGTAGGAAGATTACTTGAATCAACCACTTTACTTGAATATCGTGGTATATAAATTTCACCACGTTCAAAATAAACATTCACAATACAATCAACAGGAGGGACAACAAATGAACCTTTTAACCCTCCCCGAAAATTAAAATCAGGAAAAGCCCACGGTAAATCCTTATCTTGAATATTATCACCATGAACACCATAGACTCTAATTTTACATTTTCCTTCTTTGTCAGGGTCTTTATTATCAGTAACAATTCCTGTAAAATTACCATCATATTTACAATCATAATCATTATCATTGAGAAAAGAATTCAATGTACTCATTATATCTTTCCCAATACTTTCTTTTATCATTTCATTATTTTTATCCATAATACACCTTAATTAACATTATAATCCTTAAGCTCTTCTGATTTATTTATACCATTACGACATACCAAAACTTTCTTTTGATACACACCATCCGAAGTAACATTATGTGTAATAC